CCATTTACAAACTCAAATACCTTAAATAGGAATAGCCATGCCTCTCGTAAAGTCAGCCTCAAAAAAGGCAGTAGGAACTAATATTTCTCGTGAAGAGGCCGCAGGCAAGCCCCATAATCAGGCAGTAGCGATTGCCCTTTCAGTCCAAGACAAAGCCAAAAAGCGCAAGAATACCATTGCTGCATCTTATGCCAAGCACATGAAATCTAGCGAAGAAAAAGGCGAAACCAAAAAAGAGTCTAAAAAGATTGAAATGGGAGAATATTAATGGCTAATTGGATTGCTGGCGCTATTAAGCATAAAGGCGCATTAAAAAAAGAATTAGGCGTAAAGAAGGGTGAAAAAATCCCCCAAGAAGAATTGAAAAAAGCTGAACACGCCAAAGGCAAAGAAGGCCGTAGGGCTAGATTAGCTGCATTGTTAGAATCATTCCATAAGGCTAAATAATGGAACATATGACACGCAAATACAAAAAAGAAGATGCTACGCTGCGAGCGCATAAAGAATCCACGCTAGAAAAGCAACAAAAAAAACGCCAAGAGCATAATCCACCATTAGAGCTAGACGATAGCGGTATTCTGAATAAGAAAGCCAATGAGCGTATGAAGCGTAAAGAGGCTTTGTCTAAGGCCATGAACAAATACCACGACCCTGATATTGTTGGCTAAAAATGCCTACGCTGGCTGATGTTCTTCGTCAAACTGGTTACTCCCAAGATGGGACATTAGTTGCTCCTGCGTCAAATTCGCCCATGACAACAGCATTGTCTGAGCATATTAAGGGTTTACCCCAACAATTTGCCGCCAATCAAGCTCAACAGATGAGCCTGTTAAACCAATCATTTCCAGGTAATACCTATGAGTCTATGATGACGCAGGGCGACCCTAAAGCAATGGCTGAATTAGCTATGCAAGTGCCTTTTAACGCTTTAACGGCTTATCATGGAACACCAAATGTAATTAAAGAAGGTTTTGATATAGCCAAAGCTGGCACAACTGCTAAAGCTAATAATTTTGGGCATGGCATTTATTTTGCTGAAAGCCCTGATGTAGCTGGAATGTATATGGCTGCTAGAAATAAGATTTCTGGGCCAACAGAAGGCAATCTCTATAAAGTAGACATTCCTGACGCATTAATACCAAAAATGCTTAATTGGTATGAAGAAGTGCCAGAAAATGTGCGTAAAAAAATTTCCGCAAAAGCAATGGAACAGTTTGGTAGTGGTATTTCACCAACTACAGGCGAAAAATTATACAAAGAAATAGCTTTTAGCTTAAAACAAGCAGGGTCTAAAACACCTGAAGCAGATGCTTCTAAATGGCTATTAGAGCAAGGTATACCTGGCATTAAATATGAAAATATGCAAATGGTAAAAGGTCAAGGAACAGGCACTAATAATTATGTCATGTTTGACCCAACACAAGTAAAAATGCTTGATAAGTTTGAAAACAAACTAGACCGCAAAGAATTAATTGAAAGCCAAATTAAAGCGCTGAAAGACGCTGGCGAGTAACAATAAGTTTAGAAATACGCACTTTACAGGCTTGAATAGATTTACATTTGATTTCTTGATTAAACTTACTGTCAATGATTACATAAGTGTTTAATTCTGGTTTGTATGCAATTTCAAAGTTTTTGTAGTTCATTTGTTTCCCCTTGTTGATGTATGTAGTTTATAGTTAATAAGCGTTAAAAGTATAGGTAATTACCCTTAATTGTTGGTTTATTGCAAATGGTGTAGAATAAACCCTTACAAATCAAACACTTGAGAATGTATGGACAAAAAACTGTCGAAATCTGTAGAAGATAACCTAAATAGGGCTGGTAGAAAGCCTGGAGTGCCTAATAAAAGCACTAGCATGGCTCGTGAGGCTATTGCTAAGTTTGTTGAGGGTAACACCCACAAAATGCAAGAGTGGCTACAAAGCGTGGCTGATGGCATACAAAACGAAGATGGTAAATACATTGTTGCGCCAAACCCTGAAAAGGCTTTTGGTATGCTGCAAACAGTCATGGAATACCATGTGCCTAAACTAGCTAGAACTGAAGTAGTAGGCGATGAGAAAGCCCCACAACGCATGGTGGTGTCTTGGAAGAAATACTAGATGTTGAATTGGACTATTGTCCAAGAGCAGTATTTGAAGATTTCCACGAAAGACAACAACGCTGGGCAGTCATAGTCGCCCATAGACGCTGCGGCAAAACTGTAAGCTGCATTAATGAACTCATTTATAAAGCACTAATAGAGGGCAAAGACGATGGTCGCTATGCCTATGTTGCACCATATTACAGCCAAGCAAAGAATATCGCCTGGGACTACCTATTAAGATTTAGTAAGCCAGTAATGGCTAAAGCTAATCAATCAGAACTATGGGTGGAACTAATAAATGGAGCAAGAATTAGACTGTTTGGCGCTGATAATGCTGACTCTTTGCGTGGCCTCTATTTGGATGGCATTGTCTTAGATGAGTATGCAGATATGCGTAGCCCTCGCATTTGGGGCGAGATTGTCAGGCCTTTGTTGGCAGACCGACTCGGTTGGGCAGTTTTCATTGGAACGCCCAAAGGTCATAATGCCTTCTACGATATATACAATAATGCCACCCAAGACCCTGATTGGTATGTAAAGGTACTTAGAGCTAGTCAAACTGGCTTATTGCCGCAAAGCGAATTAGATGATGCTCGCAAGGTAATGACTCCAGACCAATATTTGCAAGAGATGGAGTGCGACTTTGAGTCAGCTATTATTGGCGCTTACTATGGCGCTGAGATGCGTCAAGTTACAGACCAAAACAGAATTACTAAGGTTGAGCTAGACCCTATGTTTAATCTTTATAGCGCATGGGATTTGGGCTATTCAGACGATACCAGCATTATTAGTTACCAGGTATGCCACGGTGAGATACGCATAGTTGATTATCATTCAAGCAATGGGCAATCTATTCCTTTTTACACAGGTTTAATTAAACAGCGTGAAATGGATTGGGGTGTGCGTTATACACACCATTATTTGCCACATGACGCTAGAGCAAAAACACTAGCAAGTGGAGGAAAGTCTATAATTGAGCAACTTTCTGACAAAATTCCGTTAAAATGTTTAAAAATTGTACCAAGTTTGTCACTTCAAGATGGAATTCAAGCAGCAAGGATGGCATTATTAAGATGCTGGTTTGATGCAGAAAGAAGTGAAGGCTTGATTGAATGTTTGAGGCAGTACCAGCGTGAGTGGGATGAGGACAAAAAAGTCTTTAGGGATAAACCTAGACATGATTGGACTTCTCATGGTGCTGACGCATTTAGGATGCTAAGTATTGCCTGGAAAGAAGAAGCTAAGTTGCCTTCGAAAGATGACTCGATTAAAGGGCTATTTGTAGGACAAACCGATGTAAGTTTGAATGATATGTGGAAACAAACCCCACAATCTAGTTCAAGAGGAAGAATTTGATGGCAAACGATAAAGCAACAGTCAATCACACATACGAAGATTGGTATAAAACCATTATGGGCTATGAGCGCTCATATAAGCGTTGGGAAGCCAGAGTAGACCGCATAGTAAAGAAATATAAAGATGATAGCCGCTACGACAGAAACCCTAATGCACGATTTAACATACTCTGGAGCAATGTTCAGACTATACAGCCAGCTATCTTTGCAAGACTGCCTAGACCTGATGTTAGCCGTAGGTTTAGGGATAATGACCCCATAGGCCGTGTAGCCTCAATGATGCTTGAGAGAGCATTAGAATTTGAATTAGAACATTATGGCGACTATAAGTCTGCTATGAACAACGCCGTACTAGACCGCCTGCTTGGTGGTCGAGGAGTCGCTTGGGTTCGTTATGAGCCGCATATTGTTGGCGAAAAAGAAACAGATGAGCCTGATGATGGCTTTGAAGTTACCGAAGATTCAGACGAAGCCGAAACCCCAGAAGCCACAGATATTGAAAACCAAGAAAGAATTGAGTATGAATGTTGTCCTGTAGATTATGTCCATTGGCGTGACTTTGGACATACAGTCGCTAGGACTTGGGAAGAAGTAACCGCAGTCTGGCGCAGAGTTTATATGAGTCGCCCTGCTCTTTGTGAGCGTTTTGGCGAAGAATTGGGTTACAAGATTCCATTAGACACTAAGCCTGACGACTTAAAACAATCTTACAAATCTGATGACGGTGTATATGAGGCGCTGATATATGAAATCTGGGACAAAGAAACAGGAAAAGTATTGTGGATTAGCAAGTCACTTGGCAAAATCCTCGATGAGCGTGATGACCCTCTTGGTTTGGAAAACTTTTGGCCTTGTCCAAAACCTTTGTATTCGACTCTTACTACCGACAGCCTTGAGCCAATCCCTGATTTTGTCATCTACCAAGACCAAGCAAGAGAATTAGATGTTCTGTGTGACAGAATTGATGGCTTAATTAACGCTTTGAAGGTGCGTGGCGTTTACGATGCCTCGGCTTCTGAATTACAGCGTCTGTTCTCTGAAGGCGAAAACAACACCATGATTCCAGTTCACAACTGGATGGCATTTGCCGAAAAACAAGGCATGAAAGGTGCTATTGACCTCGTAGACTTAGCCCCATTTGCAAGCGCATTGATGTCTTGCTATCAGGCAATGGAGCAAGTTAAGGGTCAAATCTACGAATTGATGGGTATTGCTGACATTCAGCGTGGTCAGTCTGACCCTAATGAAACCCTTGGTGCACAGATTATTAAGTCAAACAATGCTGCTGGTCGCCTAAAGACCCAACAACACGCAGTCGTAGACTTTGCTACTACTCTTTTGTCTATTAAAGCGCAGATTATTTGCAATCATTTTACCGATGACACGCTCATTAAGATTTCTGGTGCGATGCAACTGTCTGACCAAGACAAACAGCTTATTCCACAGGCTATTGAACTCCTAAGAAACGAAGCTGCTAAGAATTTCCGCATTGAAGTCACCTCTGACTCCATGATTTACCAAGATGAGCAGCAAGAAAAGCAAGACAGAATGGCATTCTTGCAAGCTGTAGGCGGATTTATGGCTCAAGCTGTACCAATGGTGCAAAACACCCCTGAACTCGCCCCTATGGCGCTAGAAATGCTCAAGTTTGGCGTTACTGCATTTAAAGCTGGTAAGCAATTAGAAGGAATTATTGACGAAACTGCTGACAAAATACGAATGATGAGCCAGCAACAACAAGGTCAGCCTAAACCATTGCCGCCAGAAGTGCAAAAAGCTCAAATGGACAACCAGTCCAAAATGCAACAAATTCAAATGCAAGCACAGGTTGAACAAGCCAAGCTACAAGGTCAAATGCAGCTTGAAAAGGCTAAACAAGAGTACCAGGCTCAAGAAAACCAACTCAAATTCCAACTTGAACAGCAAAGAAACGCTGCTGACAGAGAAATGGAACTTAAAGTCGCTCAAATGAAGATGATGACTGAGCGTAATACGCAAGTCTTGTTAGCTCATATTAACAATGGCGCAAAGATTGAAGTAGCACGAATTGGCGCAGATGATTCTACAGGCGAACAGGCTTATATGACTGAAGAAGAGTTAGCTAGGGCGCAAGAACACCCAATGCAACCTATTGCCAACGCTATTGGTCAAGGAAATTCCCAAATGGCACAAGCAATTTCAGCACTTGTAGATACAATTAATGCTCAACATAACAGGCCAAAGACTGTAGTTCGAGGTGCTGACGGCAAAATCATCGGAGTTCAATAATGGCTATTACAGTCAAGCACAATAAGGTTTCAACGATACCTGACGGTACAGACACAACCGTAGTACGCCCTAGTGATTGGAATGATGACCATGTGCTAACTGGCACAGTTCCTGTAGCCAATGGCGGTACAGGCGCAGCGACTTTAACTGGTTATGTATATGGCAATGGTGTATCCGCTATGACGGCTAGTACAACTATTCCAAATACAGCAGTTACTGGTCTTGGCACAATGTCTACGCAGAACGCTAATAATGTGGCTGTTACTGGTGGAACGGTTAGCGGTACTACTTTAACTAGCGATACTGTCAGCAATAATCTTGCTTTTACACCGACAAGCGCACCTAGCTATGTTGAAGGCGAATTATGGTACGACAGCACACAAAAGTCTTTAGCGTATTATAACGACATAACCAATAACACCCTTCATATTGGGCAAGAAGTTCAATTAAAAGTTATTAACAATACAGGTTCAACAATTAATATTGGGCAACCTGTTTATGTAACTGGCACAAGTAGCGGTCAAACTTACCCTAATGTGGCTTTGGCTATTGCTAATACTTTAACAACTGCCAATGTCATTGGCCTTGCTAATCAAAATATTGCATCAGGTAGTGCTGGTTATGTAACGACTATTGGACTAATTCAAGGCATCAATACAGGTAGCTATACAGTAGGCGATACGCTTTATTTATCCCCTTATTCTGCTGGTTTCTATCAAAACACCATTCCGCCTACAGGCTATGCAGTTAAGTTAGGAACTGTTGCTTATGTCAATTCTAGCAATGGTGCAATTTACATTAATAAAAGCAATTTATCGGTTCAAGCTGGCAATATTGTCGGTACTGTAGCTGTTTCTAATGGTGGCACAGGTCAATCAAGTTACACAGATGGTCAGTTATTAATTGGTAACAGCACAGGGAATACCCTTACAAAATCCAATTTGACTGCTGGAACAGGCGTTTCTATTGCCAACGGTTCAGGCGCAATTACTGTTACTAACAGCGCACCTGACCAAACTGTTGTGCTAAACAACGGTACAGGAATTAGCGTTACTGGTACTTACCCTAACTTTACCGTTACCAATACTGCCCCATCAAGCGGTGGTACTGTAACATCCGTAACTGGCACAAGCCCTGTAGTTTCTAGCGGTGGCAATACGCCTGCTATTAGCCTTGCAACAGGCTATGGCGATACTCAAAACCCTTATGCAAGCAAGACAGCCAATTACATCCTAGCTGCTCCTAATGGCTCTGCTGGTGTTCCTACATTTAGAGCAATCGTAGCCGCTGATGTGCCGACCCTAAACCAAAATACAACTGGGTCAGCCGCCAAATGGACAACTGCTCGTACTGAATCTTTAACTGGCGATATTACTGGCTCTACATCAGTAGATGGTTCTGCAAACTATTCGATTGCTACAACATTAGCCACCGTAAATAGCAATGTAGGAACATTTACAAAAGTTACAGTAAACGGCAAAGGTTTAACAACTGCCGCAAG